CTTAAACTTGACAGGAAAAATTTACGTGCCCACATGGCACCTACATAACCTCTTTTCAAGTTTAAAAGTGCCTCACAGAGCTGTCTTCTCTGATCATGGGCTGATTTATTGGATGGGCGACCATCCAACAAACCTGACAAACATAGCGTCATCGCCAGATGCTGTTAGCATTTGCTGATTTAAATTCAAATCAGTGGCGCTCCCAGTAAGATCTAGGAGAATTTCAACATAGTTTGTCAAGCGCGACACGTTGCGTCTCATTGGTACGAAATCGTACGGATACAACATGGGCGCCGTGATCTCTGCGTTGGGACAGAAATCACGCTGGGAATAAGTAAACGCATATCTTTGAGGCACATTCGCAAATTCGGAGGCAGCTAACGTGCCCATTCCAAATGATTGCGGAGTACCAGTCCATGCGTTTTGCATAACAAATCTCTTCCCTAGAGTTTTGTTACCGTTGCGATCTTGATCTTGAATCATACAGACATATCGCATTGCTCCCCTGTACCCAACATAAGCGGAAGCAAACCAAGTTAACAAATTGTTAATCGGAAATAGCGGCAATACGTCAGCCGCAGAAGTTTTGAGATAAGGAATGTTCGGTGCGATCCACGAGAAGAACAAATTGTTCGTTCCCGCGGTGACCGTCACAGGTCCATACTCGGATAGGGTCAACTTAGATGTCAAATCTTTAACAGAGTTATAGTTCTCGCCGAAAGATCGAAGTGTCAACAAGGACAAATCGCTCTTTGGACCGAATGAAACCTGCGTTGGCTCTACTAGATCACCAGACAAAAGTCTGGTTTGGAATGTGAGTCCACTAACCAATCCGCTTTCAGGTAAAGCCCACGTGATGTTATCGGAATGAATATAAATATTCATAGCGATATTATCAGTTGAGCCATTACTAGTAACGGGGTTGATTAAATAGACATACACCCCTCCATTAATGCCTTGATCACCACCGGTCTTAAACGTACCCGTGTTAAAAGCTCCTAGAGTGCCCCATGGCTTGGGTTGGCTCCAAGGGATAGTAACCTCAGTAGTTGTATTACCGGAAACGGCCACTGTCACGTTTTGCAAAGTTTGTAACGCAGTGGTCAAAGATGGATCCGCGGCATTGGGATAGGGATCATACGCGATCAAAACTGTACATCGGTGAAAAACAGATGCGACAATTTCGAACGTCAAGGTAATATCTCCCGACCAATAATGGAACGGCGTAGATGCTCCCGCTAGAGGTGTAACCGTATTACCGGCACCAAAAGTAGCAGCCATCATAGGATACACATTCATCTTGTGCAAAAGATCGCCAAACACATTCGTCGTAGCTATAGGCACCGTTCTCAAGTACCCTTTCTTAGCAGCAATGTTTCGCAACAACATATCATTTGGGTCCGCACCGGCTATAGAACCAGAAATCGAAAGAGAATTTCCAGCTGTACCAGCGAGTACCGGAGCGGCAGAAATGCCATCGAAGTGACAATAGTTATCCACAAAACGATTTAGGACAACAGAATCGACATGAGTCTCAGAAGGTTTTGAAAAACCAAATAGAGACAATATCTTTCCTGCCCCCCCACCGATAGCAGCTAAAGGGGTTGTATACGGAGACAAGCTAGGAAAAACGTTGCCAACCATAGAAGTTAAGTGTGCAATGGAATTAACAGTGCGCGAAACAACTCCTCCTTCCTTTCGCTCTTCTTGGAGCTCTCCTGAAAATAAAGTCATAGCCTGGAAGGAAGGCTCAACTAAAGAAACGTACACGCACATATTCATCGACGCAGCTACGGCCGTTCCAGAAAACAATGGATTTACGGGTACTAAATCCATGAAATAGGAACCGAACGTAGTATCCTTTATTGGAAAATATCCAATAGGAAGAGGGCAATCGAGAAGAATCTCGTACGTTTCGGTCTTGGAAGGATCCAAGATAAGATGGGGTTTCACTAAGTAGTTTGTGATATCGGATGTCGTCAGTGTACTAAGTGAAATATTGGTGTTGATGTTGTCATGAGGTTCAGGAGTAAAAGACAAAGCAACAAGGCCTGCCGCAAAAGGCTGGCCCTGTACAACCACACGAACACGAAGTTTACAATGGACGTAAGAGAAGTTCTGCAGCTTAACCCCCAACGGCAAAGTCGATGCCGTAGAGATGTAAAGCCCAAAGAGATCTTCTGTAAGACGCGTCCACCCCGTTGCCGAAGTGACAACTTGGTGCGCAACCATAACCGGATGCGTGGTAAATTCCGTGTAATCGTTGGGATGTACGTTGGATTGCTGAATGCGGGAGTAATCATATGTTTCAAGTGTGACGCTAGGATCAGCAACAGTAGCGTTAACACCAATTGAAGAAACAGTATTACTTTCAGAGTTAGAATTAAAGGAAGCGGGTGGATTTACGAACGTACTAGCCCACCTAAGCTAGCACGCAGTGTAACCTTTGTTCTTCTAGGCGCCGAAGCGCCATTCCAGAGGCAGGGTCGTGTATTAGGACGATAAGGGGACTAAATTTTCCACCTACACCATGCATAACCGCTGGGTGTTTTCAATTCAGTTCCGACCACACGGAACCGGCAGTATTCAAGCTTGCCGAGAGCGGGGAGCAACGCTTTACAGCGTCGTCTTAAAACGACGTTCCGCGTAAGCCTTGCGCAGATCGTCGAAATCCAAGCAGATAGGAGACAGTTGGTGCTTAATAAGCACATCTCCTACATTCTTGGCGAACCACATAAAATACTCCTTGCCATGCAGAAAAGATTCTCGCAGTGCGTTTTCATACGCTGCTTCGAGTCTTGCTGCTGGAGAAGTTCCGCTCTTTATTGGTTCAAAACACAATGACTTAATAAGAGAGTCCTTGGCGAGCGGCGCCAAGTAACCAAACTCTTCATTCGGCGAAAAGGTTCTTTTCAAGAAAGTTAAGTCTTCAAACTTGATCGTGGCCAACATTTGACCACCCTTTTTCGCTGGAGTGACAATGTAACCAAACCGCTTGTAAACGGGCTGAATTGTAAGCATGTTAAAAACCCTGCCAATACTAGCCTCAACTCCGTTGATGTTATCATCACCGACGTTCGCGGTCGTCACGTCACGTTCATAGTCTCCGTCTGTCACCAACAAGTCAAACGCCATTTCAAGCAACCATCCATTAACCAAAGAGTTAAAGATCAAAGTTGCTAAGAAACCACTTGGCATTCCCTTAAGTTTGATAAACAGGTCACCAAAGAACTTGACCAACTGCACATCCAAAATCTTTATAAGTACATATACCATCGCCGCTTCCTCGAGAGTGTATCCACACAACAAACTCAAGAAGTAAAAATAACAGGCAACATAGTGCACCGCCGCTCTGCCGTGAGAGGTATCAAATGCGCTAAAATCCATGTCAAAAAAGACACGATTGCCTTTCCCTTTGATTCGCTGAGCCAACTCGAACCACTCGGGACTACCGGCGTTCATACCGCCGTAACACTCAGATCTTTCTCTATAATCGAGAAGCAAAGTAATCAGCGGCATCAAATAACACCGCGCGAGAAGGTTAAGAGGCGTATCCATCACAGAAAAGATTCGCAACTTCGCGACATCAACTTTGTCGAGAGGGCGAACTTCATCCTTGATGGTCATATCAATCAGAGGAGTCGGCAAGATAAATTGCGCAAGTTTGTCTCGTAACTTCTTGACTTCCTCTAAGACTTCTGGCTTCAACACAACGTTGGGGTCCTCAAGCTTGAACATATCATATTTATTAGACATGCCCTTAGCCTTGAGGGTCGGCCCAACTGAAGTATTGAATTCAATGCGCTTGATCCCAAGCGCCTCCTCACCGAACACGGATTGAACCAAATCCAGTGGGGAAAGCCTTATACCTTTCTCGCGCACCAATGCACCAAACTGGCGCCTAACACGCTTCTGAGCATACATCTGAGCTCTAGGCAAAGACACACTACACCCTTCGTTAATATACTTGAAGGTGTGCGTCATAGGAGTATGAAATGTCCCTTCGTTGTCGACGTACCGTGTCTTCCCGGGAATCGCATATGGTTCACTAAGCAGATGGGCTAGATCACCATGCAATCGCGTCGGACGCAAATTGGATGTAAATGTGGCTCCTGCGCCTGGGATTGTCCCGACTGTAAGTAAGAACCTAGACGGAACAGCTCGCAACGCAGAATTTTTACTCAAGTCACCGATCGGGCCTCCCAAAGGCACTATCGACACATCTTCTATGAAAGGAAGTGGGTCATCCTCCAAATCCTCTTTCATCATCTTGCGAGACATCATAGTGGCCCCTATCACTTCGCCAAACGGTGGCCGTTTGCCTCCATACGCAACAAAGCCTACGATGGCACACCCTCCATCAAATCTAGCTAGCATAGGCGTGGAACAATCACCAACTTTTCCCTCACCAGGCACCTCTATGCAAGAATACACTTGACCGTTGATGGAATGCGATCGTGGGCGTCCAACACCGCGAATTTCTCCGCGCTCCAAAGGAATGACAACATCTGCTGGCACACTCAACACTTCATCTAACAAAAAAGTGTGTGCCGGTGGATTGGCCAGTGAGAATGGATGCCGCCAATACACGAGTTCCGAGTGCTTTGACACTTTCAAACCGTGCAATTCCAATGGATAGTCAACGTTCTCATACTCGACCGCACAGGGAAATAAATCGGTGCCATCTCTACGCTTCAAATAGTGCTTATTAAACACAACGAAGTCCGGGGACAGCACGAACACGGTAGTCTCCATTGACGCACCTTGCACGTATTTGAATTTAACGCGCAATGTATTTTGCCGTGCGATCCTCAGTAAGTCCTCTTCACCTACGTTCTTCTTGACAAAGCTCACGCTATTTATCACGTCTTCTTTCTTATTCCACTGCACGCGCTCCCTCAACTCATAGTTGGGGATTTTGCGCACAATACCAATGTCCATTGAAGCTGGATCCACATCCTTCGCAAATATCGGAGCACGAAGCAATTCCATTTCTGGATCATCCTCACCCCCGTTTGATTTCCACCATGTAAAAACGGCCAATGCGAGAGCTGAAGCCGCGGCAAGATACTTGGCGTTGTGAACGAGAAATCGCTTAATTCGATAAAAAGTGCGAGCAGCCATTAAAATATAACGTTCTCGCGTCCATCCAACAAATTTTTTCAGCGCCTCAATAAGCTTATCGCAAAACTCGGAAGTGAAAAACCACTCTTTCAACCTATCCAAGTATTGCCCAGAAACCAAATCAACAATACTGTCAGCCAACTGCGGCAACACGGGACGCGAAAAACCAAGCAACAAAAGCACCAAAAGCGTTTCGGGCCCAAAGAAAGCAGCAGCACCCAAGGTGCGCGGTGGATAATACTGCGCGAAAACTGGATACTGATCTTTGATCTTCTCAGGGTGCTGGCATCTAACGCTCAAGCCCCGATACATAATTGGACTCTCGCCGGTTATGTGATACGCCCAAGGCAGGCCGCAAGCACACCTCCTGTCATTGGATTGAAATTGCTGGGAGCACATTTCTTGAAACTCCTCAAAAGCGGCCACTCTACGTTCAAAATGAATGAATATATCCTTCATCCGATAGTTGACTTGGCGACCTTCGTGCTTTCTGAACTTCAAATGCTTATGTTCAGAAGATACCAACAACTCGCGAAATACAGCCTTATCATTACGCTCGCCAATCGGAAGCATCTTGAATTGCGAGTAATCACCAGCCTCGACATCATACTCCAGCAAAACACCACTTTCTAATCGTCGGATCAATTTTTCCGTCTCTTCACAACACACGAAAGTCTCGTGATTCGATGTGATAAAGACGTACTTAATATCGTTGAAAACGCGCCCCTTTGCATCAACCGCTGCCTCACGGAAAGCCAAGGGGTACGTATCAAATATCTTTTGCAGGAGTAGTTCAAGTGACATCAAATCACGTTGCGGAAAATTGGTGTAATCGCCGGGAATATCGTTAAGCACCATGTAACGCGCGCCTGTATGGGCACCCGCAGTCGGAAACTTATCATCAATACGCAAATTGACGGTGTCTCCAACGCGACGCGGCACTTGATCACGATTAGCGAGAAAATGGATCATCGCTTCAACGATGGTCGTCTTCCCTGTACCTGGCGGCCCGTTCAACCAGATGGGCATCGGCATATCTCGAACTTTGTGCATGCGCAGAAAAGCCTCCTTGCTTTCCTCAAAAGCTCTCAACTTCTCAAGCAAACGCGAAATATCCGGTGAATTAGTTAAACCCTGTCTCTCTTCTATAAGCAAGCGAACGAGAGCTATACGCTCAATCGTCTGCTCAACGGTATACCCAAGAGGATCGTCCTTAAGTAATTTATGGGCTTCTATCGTAAAACGTACGTCCTTAGGCACCTCAAAGAAAGCCATAAAATCACCATTTTCGACTACCCTGAGCGCTCCCTTATAAAACGACTGCACCGAGCTAACGACAACGCTCGCCATCGTACCTTTAGTTTGAAACTCATCTGAGGACATATAATTGGCAATGACTCTCAACGGCTCGATAGAACTAAACCAAGAAGATGAGGCGATGATCAACGTCAACGCGACCATTTTCGAAAAAGTCGGAGAACGACGCACAGGAGCGGGCACCCAATCATACAGAAAATTCCTATCTGAAACTGGTGCCCGCTGCCTATCAAGTTCCTTCCACTCTTCTTCAGTCATCAATTTCTTGGGTTGAGGACCGAGAGGCTGCGAAAACAGCATCGGGCTATCGATCCAAAAATCTTCGGGCTTCGGCGGCTCCCAGTAAGAAGCAGCCAACGTTGTCATATCCAAAAATTCCTCCTCTTCGAAAACTCCACTACTCGTAATAGCTGTGCCAGCTTGCTGGCGCACCAAAACAGGAGTCTCAAGGGGTCGCACCGCTAGCTGAATCTCATCTATAAGCGCTTGTATCACATCGCTGCCATACATCGATTGTAGACGATTAGCATTCATGCCGAGAGTAAGCATCATTCCGGTCAGATCACCAGCGCGTGCTTTGCGAAACAAATCTATCGCAGAAGCTGTGACTTCAGTCATATCCGCCACGCTTGAATCGCGCAGGAAATGTAGACTAGCTGCCGTTCCCTCAATATCTCTAACAAAAGCAGAATTATTGTAGCAAAAATGCAACACGACTCTAACGGGAAAAGGCAGCAAATGAATCGCGAAGTGAAAGAAGAACGGCACCAAAGCAGGCAATCCGAACTTCGGAAGGCGACCAATCAATTCCAAACAAGCGATGTATTGTACTCCAAAGAGTTCATTAAAAACTTCCTCGGCAAAAATATACGCCATATCATCGCTCTCACCAACGGTCTGCGGAAAAACACAGCCCAAAGTCTTAAGAAAACTCAAGGGACTTAACAGTTGACAAAAGAATGAAACAACCAAGGCAAAGTAACTCAAGTATGCCGGAAGCGCAAAGAAATGAGGCACTAACACACTGTGGAACAGCGGACGTAGGTGGTCTCGTGTTTCGGGATCCACCACACCGCGCCTAAGGCGATCCCTTAGCTCAGGCTTTTCAATGAAGACTCGAACAAATCGCTTCACAGTGGCGGGATCACAATACACAGGATAATTAAACGTCGCAACGCAAATAGCACCACGTTGAATGTGCGTCACTCCATCTAGATCTAACTCCACCACAGCATCCTTAGATGCGTGACGAGAGAAAATATAATTTAGACGTGCCACATTTCTACGCTTGTTGCCGTCACGACTAATGATCTGGTCATTCACCAAAGGCAACTCATTGCGCTTCCGCGTCTTGCCCGCTGCCAACGTCAAGGAGTAGTCGTAAATCGCATCTATGAAGTACGAAACAGAAAGCCAAGCAGCGGCAGAACCAACGATCATCCACGACGGGATATCAAGAGAAATTAAAACACCAACCCAGTACACCACTGCAAAATACAAGTACGAAGTGCAAGCATGGTACACACCATCATACAAAACATCTAAAAGACACATGGCACACAAAAACAACATCACTTTCAAATGCACATTCATATTTTTTGGCATAATTGTTTTCTTCACAACATCAACATAACGCAACTTCGGTCCGGCTGCAACACCGAACCACAAATTCTTCAATGCAGCCAACAAACCAATCAAAGCACCAGTCAATATTGGGTGCTGAAGAAACATACGCTGCACAAAAGTCAAACAAAACCAACAAAATTCCGCAAACGTCATAGGCGGTGGTTGTGGCATCGTCTCACGCTCGAGGCGCGCCTGTACGTCGCGGCTAAACGAACGACGGAGCGCAAACCTGTTACCATAGAGCGCGTCAAATGTGTGCCGCTCGAAGACTCCATTGTACGCCACACACTCGCCATCCGCAAAGACGGGATCAAGAGGCACGTGGAAAATCCGAGCACAACGCCGAACCCATAACGGGAAAAAACCCGTTCCAAAATACGGGCAGACGATGTCGAAGTACACCACAATCGCAAACATGACCGCAATGCAGAAAGCACACCATAAACCGCAGTAAAACGCAAACGTCCCAAAATTAATTCCGTAAGCGGCAATGTAGACACAATCAAGCCACTCGCGACCGCGCAAACGATCGCAATGCGAAAACCAACCAAGGCTGGTTTCAACATCCTTCTCCTTTTGTAATACAACAAAAGGAAGCTCAACCTCCTTTACAAGAGGGAGACTAAAATCACTAAGATTCAAAAATTGAGTTGTCGAGTTCATAATGTAAAATTCTGTATTGTTGTCTGTCATGGTGCAATAAAGCGAAAATCGTAAAATTTGCTCCTTTGGAGAGCGGGGTTTAACTGATCGGATTACGGGAGACAGTTATACCCGGGGCAACTGTGTTCTTCAGCTTTCCTCCAACTTTCGTTGATCTAGAGGCACGCACCTACTTAGGTGGACAAAGAAAACACTGTTCCGTGTACAAAAACTGACGGTCTCAGCTTACGCTGGAAAGTCAACCGGCACCGGGAATTGAAGCAGAACCTTCATGATCACTCAGAACATGACGTACCTTTCTCCTCAAATCCTTTTACGTTTTTAACATATATTGTGAACCTAAAACGTGGAAAACACCCCATTTTTACTCGTCTGATCAGCATTTGACTAGAATCTGATTCAGGCATATATTGTAAAATTATTATGATCGAACGGTTAGGCCGTTCAGGCCTTTCTCAAAGCAGAGGTGCGATGCATTTGAGAAAAGAAACTTCTTCGGAACTATTAAGAGGGGGAATTTGACCCCACAAGAAACATTCCTACGAAACTATTCTATACTCCAAACATAAGAGAGATCTATTTCAATCTCAAGTACTAAGAGTACAAAACACGAATAACGAAGTCTAAATAAGACAAACTATTTTCATAGCTATCCTATAAAGGAAGTTATTCACCG